ATAATATCATGGAACCTTTAAAAGATCGTCGTGAATTAACTCCAACAGTTATCATGTGTCCTAAAGTATCTAGTGATATTGCAGCTGTAATGGATCCATTGGTTAAGACAATGATGAATGCTAAAGCTAATAACTTTAATATTCCATTCTGTCTTGTATCTGATATCTATAAAAAAGAAGTACTTATGGACTTAGCTAACTTATGTGATGCTCGCACAGTTCGTAAGTATATCAACTTAGAGCAACAAGAAAAAGACCAAGAAAAAGGTGATGCTCCAACAGTTGATACAATCGTTGATTGGTGTGGTACTGCAGATGCAGTTGTTGCAGGTTATAATAAAACTAAAATTATTAACCCTAAACTCATGTATAAAGAAGGTACTACAGAATTCTCCGACTTCTATAAATCTATCATCAATAACTTAGAAATGCAATTAGCTCAAGCTAAACAAGATGGTAAGAACCTAAATGATATTGGTAACTTACGTCGTCGTATTCATAGTATGAAAGCTAATATGGTTGACTTATATATTGGTGGATCTACTCCAGAAGAACGTGATAATCGTTTTGATGCTGCAGAAGATGCTGTATTAAACTGCATGTCTGCTGCTGAACACGGTTATGGTTGGGGTGCAAATATCCAAGCATTCAATGTATTCCATGAACTTCATAAAAATCCTGATAGTGGAATCATTAGTGTAGTATACAACTCCTATTTAGATTTACTTGCAAAACTTTATGGTTCTTCCCTTGGTGAAGTACCTTCCTCATATTCCGAAGCATCTGATGAAGTTAAAGATATGATCAAGACTACTATCGAAACTAAAACACCTATTAACTTACGTACAGGTGAAGCCGATGGTTTAGTATTATCTTCTATTAAATCAGATATCACTGTGTTAGACATTGTTGCTAATGTGGTTGGTATGCTAGTTACTACTAAGCAATTCCTTTGCCAATCTCCAGCACACAATATCTATAAAGATTAATTGTCCAGAGCAAGCTTACTAGGGTAGGAATTGAATTCCTATCCTGGTAAGAACCTCATTAAGGAGAAGTTTGGATGGCTAAGTTAGAAATGACTTTAGATGAATATGGAAAATCTCCTGCGGGTAAAGGTAATGTAACTGGCTCGCAATATTTAGCTGAAGCTTATAAGAAAAAATTTGAAAAGGTTATGTTAAGATATAATGGGAAGATCGAGCATAACTTCTTCAATGATGGTAAAAACTATTTTATTCTCCTTAGAGTACCATCAGAGATAGTACCTAAGTTTACATATGAAGTTGTATTTAAATTTTCTCCTAAGAGTGGAACTGATAGTCACTCTAGTACATTGAAGAATTACAAAGTACAATTCTTCTCTAATGACCCAGCTTTCGTTTTCACATTTGCCCATGTATATAATGCAAATGGCATTCTAGTAGACGAGCTTTTAGATAAAGTGCCTGATGACGTGCTTAAATCTAAGCCTAAAGAACGTAACCCCTATGGGGTAGTGAATTTCGCTAAAATTCTATATTTCGGGTTCCTATACATACGTCAACATGGCTATCTAGAGAAGCATTATTATGAAGAATCTAATTTAGTAATTAGAAATGCTAAAGATTTCTTCAAATTAGTAACAGACTGTAGCACTAAAGCACAACTTCGTCTTGAAGGTGAAAAGAATGCTCGAGCTATAGATCCGTTATTTAAACATAGATTACTCAAAAAGGGAGTTAAGTCTGGTGGTAATGCAAATAAGGTAGTTAAGCATATTGGTAAAGTTAGAACTACTAATACAACTGCCGCATCAATGCAAAGCAAGACTCTTAGTAAAAATATCAAATCGAATATTAGGAGGACCAAGACTACGAAACGAATATAAAATCATATATTATAAAGATGAATAGTAATGATATTCGTTTATGTATGAGGAGGAAGTAATGCAACTAACAGAAGCATTGACAAGTAAAACTGTTCGACGTAATATCGAAGAGTCAGGGGAAATATATGACAGAGAGTACTCTATTCGTACTCCAGAAGCAAGAACGTTCTCTACGTCTATTAGACCAGAGGATGCAATTCCACCTATTGATGATTGGTTCCCAACATCAGAGGAAGATAAAGTATTGAAGACAATTAGAGGTAAACAGATTATTGCTCCATTGTCTCAAATGCTTACAAACAATCAAGAAGAAAGTCTTATCTTTAACTCATTTGTATTGAGTATTAAGAAATGCTATTCTTCTGAAGAACGTGTAGATCACTTTACACACTATCTAAATTACTTTGAAAAATTCTATGATTCTGAACATGAGTTGATCGCTATCTATGCAAGAATTAAGTTCTTGATTGATACAGATGAATCTAATGTATATGATCTAGATACATTCATGGCAGATGTTAAACGAGATATCTTGTTTAGTACATTTGCTAGAAAAGTAAAAGCATTGAATGAAGATAACTTTATCATTCATATTAAACGTAATAAGAAGAATGGTAATGTACTTCAATATGCTAATAAGCATCTTCAAGCATTAATGGAAGTAAGCATGTTTCAATTGATATTGATTCCACTATTGATTCATTATGCTTATATTAAGAAGGTACAAAATATAGACGAATACTTGATGAAGTTCTATGATATCCTTATTGTAGATATGCATCCAGATATGGATCTATATACTAAGTTATCTGAAACTACAGCTAGCCGTATCTTACAAGATATGAATAAGAATATTGGTGCATGGGATAGACAGTTTATCCGTTCACGAAACAAATTCTCTCATAGCTTTGATACAATCATTAGTATTATCATCCAAGTTATTCCAAAGGCTGTTTATAATGGTACATTATTGAATCTGATCTATGTATCTATTAAAAACAATATCAAGAATAAGGTTGTTAATGCTAAATATGAATTCGCATTCAATCAATTATCATCTGATCGTAATGAAGGCGATGATGATGACAATTCAGAATTCGATAAATTCGAAAGTCACCTCTCTAAAAAGAATGAAGCCTTATTGATTCATAATCAAGTAAACTTCAAGAATACTATGAAGCAAATTGAAGAACGATTTGGTCCATTCTCTAAAGAAGAGATTGATTATTATAAAATAGAATTATCTAAAGGACGTAAGTCTCCAATTGTACCACATCAAAAGATGCTAGTATGCTATCTATTCTATAAGTGGTTTGGAGATCCATCTTCTTTAGGATCTATTGATTTAACTAACTATATCAAACTTATCATTGCAGCTAAACGTATTCTAGCATCTAATGGCTTATATACAATGGAAGCAATCTTATCTGGTAAGTTTGTTAAAGTAATCAAACGGGTTAATATGAATAAGAAAGAGTTAATGAAGATTACCTCTTCTAATACATATGAATCTGTTGCATCCATTTATCGAAATGAGAAGATTACTAATCTACTCGTTTCTATGCTTGCTACTATAGTATCATCTAAGTTCCAAATTATTGATTTCGATAATAAGGAGAATACTGGTAAAGCATTCATTCCACAACAGGAGTTACTTAATGAGGAATTCTTGATCTATGCAAGCTTAATCAATAATGGTTAATATTTTAGGGTAAGAGAGTTTAGTCTCTCTTACCCATATATTTTATTTCAGGAGGATTAATATAATGAGATTTACATTGAAGAATGATTTACCAAACGGATTTTATGAGCCAATTTTTAAGAGATATTATAGATATCTCTTTGGTCCAATTGTTATCACTGGTAATAAAGATACTAAATCTGTATGTTTTATATGTGGAGTATTTAAGAATGGATATAGATATACTATGAATCTTATATTCAAAGATGATACTCTAAGGAAAATTTATTTTAACGTAACTAAGTTAGAGTCTGGTACAATATTGAATCTTATGGCTGAAAAAGAAGACCTAGATGATGTACTAGAATACATCTATAGTACCTATATTCTTAATAAGGATCTAGATCTTATTGAAGGTGAAAATAATGATTAGCTTAGACGGTATGCCAGATGATTTTTATAAGATCATATTTGGAGATGTAACTATAGAAGAATTCTTGCCAACTATAGTTGTAGAATGTAAATATAATGATGCTTATATAAGCGTAAATGGAAGATTGATAGTTAATAAAGAAATGGCTAGTATTGTCTTAGCTAATATAGAAATTAACGAATATGATACAACTGATCCAGAGTATCCTGTTGAAAGTTCATATCATTCGGCTAGAACTGAATATCTACGTATAAATAGAGTACTAGATGTATTCAGAGAAGGTAATAAACTATATGGTTATAATAAGAAGATTAAGATAATCAATATGGAGGATAAATAGAATGGTTAACTTTAATGAAGTAATCAATAGTATTAGACCATTGCTATTTGGTAGAGTATCTATTAATGAATATACAAGAGAACTAAATATCCTTTGTAAAATCGATCAAGAAGATATTAAGATAACTGGTAAGTTAATGGTAGATAAGAATAATGGTCGTGTTAATCTTGCATATATTAATAGTAAGAAACCAGAAGATGATAAACGATCTGTTATGCTATGTAAAGCTAATCATGTTAAGATGATTAATCTACTCAATAAGTTTGAAGAGTATAATAAGAGATATGGTTATGATCCAACTATTAGGGTTTCAAGTAGATTTATTAATAAAGGAGAAGAGTAATGCTTAAACTAGGTGAAGTTTCTGAATCTGTAAGTAATTTACTATTCGGTAATATTACTATTAGAGAGACTCAAAATACATTCTCCGTAGAATGTATTCATAAAGATGATTATTATCATATTAAAGGTAGATTCATAATTGAAAAGAGTGATAATAAGATAAGCTTTGCGTATATTAATATGCTAGACTTCATTGAAAGTGATAGAATCTATCCAGTTAAAGAAGTTACTAAACTTGGTAGAGTTAATGATGATGCAATAGCTGAAGTATTAGAATCATTTGAAGATTGTAATCTTAACTTTGGGTATAGTTCATTTATTAAACTTAAGGGGATAAGAGAAATTGGAGACTAATGTACTTAAATCAATCTTGGAAACGTATAAGCAATATCTATTTGGTAGAGTTAATGCTGATATAATAAATAGAGGTAAACACATATACATCGAATGCCGACAATGTAAGGATAGTATTACATATGAGTCTGGTATGGTATTTGATATATCTGGAAGTAAACCAATATTGAAGAAATTATCATTTGAGATACATAATTATGGACTAGACGATGATGTCTTATTTATGATGGAGTCTAATACTGATTTATATATGCATGAAACTTTAATGATAATTCTAGATACTGTATTAACTAAGTCCCTTAAAGTAGAGGGAATTATCTATTCTAAATACGGATCAACAAAAGAATAATATCTAATTCTAATATGTAAGGAGATTTACTATGTTACTAAAGGGATATTATACTTTGATTAGCAATAAGCTAAGAAAGGATAAGACCGTATTTAAATCTGATTATACTGGATATAAATTCTATGTAAATAGAGATAACTTTTATGTAGCTGATACTGGGGATATCAAATATGCATTAGATGAAACTGATAATGTAATGATACTTGCCCCAGAAGGATATATAAATGTAAATAACCCAGATCCTAAGGCAAAAGAAGCATTTAATGATATGCTTAGTTATATGGATACAAGAGATTATACTGAAAAGCCACTAGGAGTTTAATGCTCCTAGTGGATATTATTTTATTTGGAGGAAACTAAAATGAAATCAAAAGTTATTCAAGAATTCAAAGCAGAAATTAATGGTATTGAGTTTACTAATCAAGATCTCTATTGGGAAGTAGATTATATTATAGGCGAAATTGAATGTACTCTAAACATAGAGCTTCCTACAGAGTTCATTAAAGACTTCACTGATGCTTATACCGAAATATACAATAGTGTAGACACAGAATATCTTTATGACTTCAAATCTGAAATGATTGCTTCATGGGATATGGATATTGAAGATATTAGAGATCTAAGATTCAATCTTGCATATGGTTATAAGACTGATAAGCTAGATGAACTCAATGAGAAGATTGCTGATTGGGATAATACTTACGGTAAGAAATAATCTAATAGCCACTAGGAGTTAATCTCCTAGTGGCATTTTGTATTCTATTTTTTTTATATTTATATATTATAAGGGTGATATGATATATTCTTATAGTAATTTGATTTTAGTAAAGGAGGAAATATATCATGAATAAACTTATTGAAACTTTAGCGGCTTTAAATCTATCTAGTGCAGATACAAAGATTATTCGTTTAGACGAGAATAGCTATAAGTTAGAATCTAATTATGGATACAATGACTCATACTTCCAATATGACGTTCATTATTATGACTGGATGACAGCTGAAGTAGATGTAGATGGAAACATCTTTTCTGCAGTGCGTAAGTCCGGTTCTGAATTCTGGAATGGTGGAGGTGAAATGAGTGAAGAGAATGTAGTTAACTTTGGCGATCCAAATTGGAAATTACCTAATGAAGCTAAGGAGGCGGTATTGAAAAACGCAAATAAAATATTGGCATTACAAGTGGGAGAATTTGTAGAATTTGATCGTGATGGTAATCATAAGATTGAATATATTTCAGCTTCCGCTGGTAGAATTGGTTTACAAAAATAGAATAGGAGGTAGATTTTAATGAAATTAACTCAATTTATTGATGGGGTAGATAGTATGATTTTAAAGAACTATCTATTCTGTCAAAGATATGATATTAATGTTAGGGAAACTGAATTGAATGTAATCAATCCCTTTATTAATACAATTAGAGCTGATACAGATCAAATATTTAGAATGGAGGAGACTATTGAAAAGCCATTCGAAGAAATAACTCTTACTGATATCTTATCATTAGGTAAAGGATCCTATTTTAAATATAAAGCTATTATTAGTAATATCTATTTCAGATACTTTAATATAAAATTGATTGAAGAGATATTTGATGCTACAACTTTATCTAAAAGCCAGATTCAATTAAAGTATGGAGGCAATATAAAGAAGTGTGATTATTTAGCCACTCAAACATATGATGCTGATGAATATATCAAGAAGTATACAGCTACACCTGAAGAAATCAGCATTTATGTTGGAAGAGTTGGTAGATTGCCAGATTACATTCTAAAAAGATCTGTAGACTTTGCAGTATTAGTAATAGATAGTTTATTAGATAATGATGATCCATATGAAACCTATAAAAATCTATGTGATAAATATAATGTAAAATACTCTCATAACTCTAATAGAAGTATAAAGATTTTTACTAAGAATATCACATTCTATAGAAATTATAGACGATACTTAAATAATATAGCTAAGAAAGGTGCTATTATGTATAAAGGTGAAGTTTGGCAGATTAGTAGGATATATAAAACATTGCCATTCTTATATTATATTTGGTTAACTATTAAAGGACAAATCCCTGGAAGAAAATGGGATAAGAAGTTAGGAGTTGTAAAAACGGATGAATAAGGAATACAGATTTAAACATATACCGGAAGTAGTATTGAGAAATGTCAAATTTATTCGTGAGAATAATATAGACATCGGTACTGGAGATGATGTCCTAGACTGTATGATGGATATCAACCCAGTGCTAAGACAAAGAATCTATGATGATTACGATTTAGCTAAAGATGTAGCTGAACGTAGATTCCATACTACTATTGAAGAGTTAGATTTAACTACTATTCTTCAAAAGTGTACTACTAGACCATATATCGCTATCTTAAACAATATCTATTTCAGATACTTCAATAGTAAACTAATAGATGATATGTTTAAGTTAGGTGAGTCTATTAAGGTATTAGACTTAGCTATTGAGTATGAGTGTGAATACTATACTGTCAATAGTGCTAAGACTAATATTAGACGATATATGCAACAAGCATACTTTGATAAGTATGCAGCTGATGCGGATATTATTAGTAGTCATCGTGTATTATCTGATCCGCAAGTGAATGCAGTTAAGTCTGTAGAGTTTACATATGATTTACTTGTGGCTGCAAGAAGTGAAAACTTTAATCCAGAAATGGTTAGAGATATCTTCTTGAAATATGGATTAAAGACTAACTCTTCTAGAAATCTATATAATAGAATGGATAACAACTTAAGTCTCTTCTATTATCTAGAAGATTATTTAGAAGAGTATGTCAATACTGGTAAGTTTACATATAGCTCTCAAGAGTACAGTACAATCAAAGAGTTTAAGTACTTACCACTTATGAATGTATTGACTCAACTAACTAGATCTAATCCATCTGGTTATATATTAAATCACAAATTGGAATTAGTGAAAGGATAAGATAATTATGATTACAGTTAAAATGGCAAATGATGTTAAAAAAGTATTTGAAAAATGTGGCTCTGATTTAGAAGCTACATATGAACAGTTCAAAGATCAGCTAACACCTAAAGATGTCTATGACATCTGTATCAATAAAATTACCCTCAGTGACGAGCTTCCTAAAGAAGATCTAAATGGTAATAGATTAAATCCATTCATCTACCAAAAAGATGATGAAGATAAAAAGACTATTGTAGGAGTTAAGCCTGACTGGAAAGCAGTTAAAGTAGAAACATTATCACCAATAGAACCTAAGTCTATGGAAATCGAAATCGGTGAAGTAAAACCAGTAAGACCTGCACCACCAGCACCTGAAACATTAGCTTTGAATTATGAATCTATTGGCTTTGCTATTGGATTTAAGAAAGCTGGTGCTAAAGAAGTATTAGAGTTGGCTAATGGAAATACAGCTCGCCTAATTCCAGCACTTCAATGGCTTTATAAGCAAACTTCAGAGGAAGGATTACGTAAAAGAATCCAAGAGATTACTTTAGACGTACTTTTCAACTAATGGTTTAACAAGGAGGTAATACATCATGGTATTAGATCTAATTGATTCCCTATCTAAAGAAAATTGGGATGGTATTTGTAATGTAATTGAAACTACAGGTAAAGCTGCCGGTGCAGTATTAGCTGGCTATGCGGCAGTTGAAGGAGCTAAAGCTTTAGCTAATCAAGGTAAAAAAGAAGAAAGTATTAATACTGATTCTATTACTAAAACAGATATTGAAAAATTGATTGAAGCAAAAATAGCAGACGCTATAGCTAATTCTGATGATTTGGTAGAAGCATTTGTCCAAGGTAAAGTAAAAGTAAAGATTTAGTTAATGCTATTAATAAAAAATAACTTATAGGAGGAAATTATCATGAACGATTTTGAAGGTATTGAATTTATCAATCATTTATTAACAGAAACAGATGCTAGTTTAATTAAAACGGTAACACCAGTTTTAGTAGTTGGTGGAATCATTCTATACGCACTAAAAGAAGATAAACTTAAAGATGTTACAGAGCTTGTTTCTGAAAGTAAGGGTGTATTATCAACAGTATTAAGTAAGGTATTATAATGGATATCGGCAGCAAATTGAAATCGCTAATTCCTAATAGCCAGTTTGCTGCTGGTAAAAAGGAATTAGTCTTACGGTGTCCATATTGTGGACATACTTCTTCGGCTGGTAAGAAACACATGTATATAGGCTTATCGAAAGATAAGCCTTACATGTTTAATTGCTTCAAATGTGAAGCTGGTGGATTAGTCAATAGAACTTTCCTTAATCTTTTGAATATTAGAGATGAGGAACTTATTCAAGCTATTGATATCCACAATAAAGAGATGAGAATAAGTAGAGGTAATTCCTACTCCTCTAATCATATTCGAGAACCTCAAGTGGCATATGATGCATTTGAGGTAAACTATGATATATATCCTGATAAGGTTAATTATATCAATGGTCGTCTCGGTACTAACTTATCAGTATCAGAAATGATGAATATGAAGATTATCTTCGATTTCTCTTTTTTTAAACGCCAGATCATGAGGTATCTGGGAGCTACAGAATCTGATTTTGAAAGAATTCAAAGGGACTATGTAGGATTCCTCTCAGTTAATAATACATCACTATCTATGCGTTGTATTAGAGAAGTTGATAGCAAATACAGATATCTAATCTGTAAACTAGATGATAGAGATATTTATAATAAAGCTTTCTGTATACCATCTTCTATTCCATATACATCGGATAGAATTACAGTACATATTACAGAAGGACAATTTGATATCATATCTGTATACAATAATATAGCCAATAGAGCTACAGGAATATATTTTGCAGCAGCTGGTAATAAATACTCAGCTGTATTAAAGTATATCCTATCTAAGGGTATAATGTATATGGATATTCATCTATACTTCGATAATGACTCTGCTGGTGAGATAGCTAAAAGACAAATAGAATATTTCATAAAGAATAATATAGCATTCTTTAGAGGATCTAGAGTCTTTGCTCATGTAAATCAAGCAGATAAAGATTATGGAGTTCCATTAAGTAAGATACAAGACTTCTGTACACAAATACTATAGCGGTATGGGCTTAAAGTCCATATCGCTTTATTTTTTTGTCTAAAACATCACATTAATAAAGGAGGTCGACTATGGGTAAATTCCTTGACACTACATATACAGCCACGATAAACTCTATATTAGAGTCACAAGTTCAACGGCTTGATAATACATTCTATACATTTACAGATAAAGCTCCTACTACTTGTACTTACTATAATATCAATACTAGTAAGAGTACATTAGATGAGTCTACAAGCTTAGCTTATAGTTATACTGATGGAGATTCTCCATTAAGATATAATAAAATTAAAGATACAGTTATCTTTGGTCTTGATAGAATTCAAGTTCAAATGGATGCTGGTGATTTTGGTCTTGAATCTGATACAATTGAAGGTGATGCATACATTGTACCTAATGCATTTAAACCATATCCTCAAGACTATTTCATTATTAATCATACTAATGAAGAGTATCTCTTCAAAGTTACAAGTGTATCATTAGATACATTGCCTACTGGGGCTAATATGTATAAGATCTCTTATCGTTTAAGTTCCCATGATGGTGATAATACAGATATCGATTCCTTAGTTGTAGAATCCTACACTATGGATACAACTAATATTGGTACAAATCTATCTCTAGTAATCAAAGATGATGATTACGCTTATATTAGTAGACTAGAAAATATCTGTCAAGATATGATTGCTTACTATAGGAGTCTCTTCTATAGTAATAAAACTCAGACTTTTATTTTTTCTTATGATGAGCATAATTTCTATGATAGTTATATGATTGAATTCATTAAACGTCATGATATTATGAATAGTAGTGACTTAGACTATCTGCACGTAGCACATCAACTAACTCCTAGAGCTACATTTGCATTAGATTATTCTAAATCTTTTTTCCATTCATTAGAAAGAAAAGATATTGCTACTATATGTAATCCATCTTGTTATGGTATGATGGTAGAAGATAAGACATCTCTATTATATTATAGCTTAGAGAAGTACTACTATATCTTCCATGAATATAAGATGGGCGATTATTGGCAAGTACCTTCATTTGATGATGATACAGTTATGCGTATTAGAGATAATGAACGGTATGAAACTGATGATCTAAACTACTTCAAGAATATTATCATTGATTACTTTAATGATAATACAGATAAGATGAATAGATATGAAGAATTCTTAATCAAAACTCTAGAAGACTTTAACTATACTATCCCTCAACATGATATATTTTACTACGTTCCTGTGATTATTTATATCTTAGAACGCCAAGTTCAAGCAATATTAAAAAATGTATCACGTTAACATATCAGTAATCTTAATGGAGGTACTGCAATGAACAGTGAACTCGATCAATATTTTAAAGAGCAAATTGACGAGAAAGATGCATTTGACGTAATGGTCGATGAAAACGCTTTCTTAGATTCTTTAATTGCTAAAAGAGATATCATTGATGCCATTGAAAATGGTGACGATGATGATGAAATTATGGATGATGAAGATATTGCATTATCTACATTATCCGATGATGATTTAGATGATCTAGCAGATGATAACGATGATTACATCGATTCTGCTATAGATTAATATTTTTAAGGAGGATTTAATAATGGCAGATGATAAAACTATCCATCAAGAGCTTGATGATGCAGCTTCTACTGTAGAAGATGTTGTTGCTGATTCCACAGCTACTGATAACGATATGGATAATACAATCGACAATGTCGTTGATGCTATGGATGAAATCGAATTAGATGATGACGATGACAACACTGATATCGATTCTGTAGCTGAGTTAGAAGATGAAGAAATTGATATTGAAGCTGACGATGAAGATGACGCAGCTGAAATTGAATTGCTTTCTGATATCGATCGCACTCATGAAAATGATAGCAAAGATCTTGCTGAAGAAATCGAAGATAATGTTGAGCTTAAAGAAGCTTATGATCTTATCGATGATGAATTAATCGTTTCTATTCAGGAGGCATATGATGAGCACTTTGAAGACTAAACTTGTTAATGTTGAATGCCGTCGTCCAATTCGTTTACGTAACAAATTTGTACGTGGCATCTATCGTGAATTATTAACTGTAGAAGAAATTGCTGATTGCATTTCTCAACAAGCTACAGTACGTGAAATCCTTCCTACTGGTGATACAGTAGTATTAGACTTCACTAACTACAATACAGAAGTTCTTCCTTCTATTTCTGAAGAAGAAGCAGAAGCTGCACGTAAAGAAGCTGAAGCAAAAGCTAAAGCAGCTCGTAAAGAGGCAGAAGCTAAAGCTAAAGAAGAAGCTTTACGTAAAGCTGAAGAAGAAGCTGCTAAGCAAGCTGCTGAAGACAAAGCTAAAGAAGAAGCTAAAGCTGCAGTTGCTCCTGCAAAAGAAGAAGAAATCGTTGAAAACGCTGAAGAAAAAGTTTCTGAAGCTAAAAAAGCAACAAAAGAAAAAAAATAAGACACATATAGCTCCCATAGGATCTTTGAATCCTATGGGAGATATTTATCATACTTTTCTTTTTTTACCATAGATTCTTACATGAATGAATCTATGTAGGTATTGAGCATAATTTCCAAGTAAGAATATGGTTACTAGTTTAGCAAGATTACCTAATACCATTACTGTAGTTGCAGTATTGATATTCTGAGTAGCATTCATTGTTAACCAGTAAGACCATCTTACCATAAAGTGTGGATCTATAACAGATCCAATAATGATTACCATCGTAAGTAATAATACTAAATAGTATATCACTAACGTTGGTCGGAATTGTGATTCCAATTTCTTAATTTCTTTAATTGTGAATAGCATGATATAACCTCCTTACTATAAATCTTATATCACTATATCACGTTTATAATATATTATTCTAGAGGTATTTATGAAGATCTATTATCAAATGTCTACTCGAAATACTAGCTTCATAAGGATGCATCAGTATTTAAAAGCCATTGGGATAAAGAATAATAAATTCATGCTGGCACTTCTAGATCCAGATCTTGCTGGTATAGATCCACATGATCCTAACTTGAGTGCATACTATAAAGGTAAAGTATTAGCCGAATGCATGGTAAACTTCTGGTACTTTGCTCGTGAAGTAGTACGTGTACCAGACCAAGGCGGTAGCGGTAAAGGTATTCCATTAGAGTTACACCGTGGTAATATGGCATTATTCTTCTGCTCTATTTATAATATGAATATATTCTTAGAGCTCCCTCGTCAGCATGGTAAAACATTATCCGCAGACGTTAGATATTTACACTTATTTAACTTTGGTACATCTAACTCTACTATTGCATTTATGCATAAGGCATTAGACGGTTCTAAAGATAACTTACAAACTCTTAAAAACTTACGTGAGTGTTTACCTCCATATTTACGTATGGATCAAACATTCTCTCGTGATGGTAAGAATGCTAAAGTTTCTGATACAGTATTGAGACTTGAGCATGCTGTTAATAGAAATAAGATTATCACTGTAGCTTCTGCTCGTAATAAGACAGCAGCACAAAACACTCTTCGTGGTAAATCTATTCCATTACTCTGGGGTGACGAATGGGGATTTGCACCATATAACGAAATCATTTATCTTAATACAGTTCCTGCATTCAAGAGAGCTGCAGATAATGCTAGAGCAAATGGTGCACCATACGGTATCCTATTCACCACAACACCAGGGTTCTTAACATCCACTGAAGGTATCTTTGCATACCAAATGAAAGAAGATGCAGTTCCATTCTCTGAATTCTGGTATGATAAATCATATCAACAGATTATGGATATAATGAATTCTAATACTAAGTCTACTTTCGTATATATCAAGTTCAGTTATGCTCAACTTGGTAAATCTGAAGACTGGTTCAGAGAAATCTGTAGAACTATGAATAACCGTTGGGAAGACATCCGTCGTGAAGTACTTCTCGAATGGTCTCAAGGTTCTGATAATTCACCATTTACCTTAGATGAATTAGAAACCGTATCTCGTTTAACTAAAGATCCAGATAGTACTATTGAAGTACTAGGAGGTAAATTCCAAGTTAACTTATATGGTAAGATTGACTATGGTAGAAATGGTAAACCTATAGATCCTCCAATAATGGGGGTTGACGTATCTGGTGGTTATAGACGAGATAGTTCTGCTATCACTATTATTGATAGTAAGACTACTAAAGTTATCGGTACGTTTAAATGTAACTATATTAGCCAAATTGAGTTGGCTAAGATCATAGTTGAATTGACACAAAAGTATATGCCTAATGTAGTAATCAACGTCGAACGAAATGGTGTAAGAACGCACTGCATAGATAGAAATGTCTATGTATCAACAGGGTTAATTGCTTTGACTTATGGGAGCAAAAGTTATCTCCCACGTTTAGCAGCGAAAGCTTCTTAATAAGAAGACACGTTCAACGATCATCTCCTGACGGGAGAGTAGAACCGCAAGCGATTGGCGGAAGAAAAATCCTGGTCTCAGCAAGTAATGTTGGAGAATGACAAATGATCTAATCACATCCTGTAATGGGAGTGGATGCGAAAAACGCACGGGTATAGAGTAGCGTCTATATCTAAATAATAATGGGTTCGGGGCGTCAGTTATAGCGTTATTGAAAAAAGCAGGTATATCTAAGAACTTATACTTCGAGCATAAAGAAAAGATTCTCGAAGAACGTTTTGAAGGACCTGGGGCAATTAAGAAGACTAAGGCTTTAGTTAAAGTATTTGGTCTTGATTCAACTAAGAATGTACGTGAACTCTTAATGGAAATCTTAAGAGAGCGTATGGATAATCATAAAGATAAGTTTGTTACTAAACAACTTTATGATGAATTTATTGGTTTAGAAGTTAAACGTAATGGTAAGATTGAGCACTCTGCTAATACTCATGACGATTTAACTTTCTCTTATCTCATGGCATTATATGTATGGTATGAAGGTAAGAATCTTAAAGAAAACTTCGGTATTACAAAGCAAGGTATTAAGACTGATAATGATGTTGATGATGTAGTATTCGATGTTGGAACAGAGACTGTTGAGATCTATGATGAGATTCATCAAGTTCAACAGGAAATGAATAAAGATAATCCTGAAGAGATTACTCCGATGGATAAATATAAAGCCATGATTAAAGCTCATGGTATTACATATCAAGAATGGGAGAAAGCTGAGAGAGCTAAAGAAGATGCAGCTCTTAAAGAAGCATTTAGAAATCCTGAATTCTTAAAAGCTTATGCTTATAAATATAATATGACTAAAGATGCAATAGATCAGATACGTAATGAGACTGAAGGAGAATTAGATCCATCAGCATTTACATCCATCTATAGTTTAGATGATCCAAATGTCAAGAGTCATATATCTGGTAACCTTGCAAAATTTTATGATAAAGTTTAAAAATTATTTATCTAGTTACAATATAGTAAATTTATACAAATCTATTTTTGTAAGGAGGAGCTATGTTCGGATATAGTACAGCAAGTGGCTATGAGTTAGCCAATGAGCATCAGTTATCTGAAATCTTAGCAAATTTTAGTAGTGATTATATTTATGATGTGATCTCTGATCAGATCAGTAAACGTTACGAGTTTGCTATTATACCAAAACCTAATATTGTAAACACATTTAAATCTAACTTTGATAATATCCGTGCAAACTTCCCAATGGATGTCGAAAATACTAATGCAGTAGAAGGCGACACATATCGGAATATCATTGATATTATCTGTAATTCCTGTAATATGTCATTCGATACTATGACGGATGACAATATTTATCTTGCTGCAGCTACACTATATGACTTCTTAGTCTGTAGCTTCAATAAGCATATGGTTGATTTCGTTATTGGATTGATAGTTAGAGAACAAGATTCTATCTATGCTGCTTTAGAGTTAGAAGAGTCTAAAAAGAATAAAGATAGTTCTACTATCTATAACCGTAAGACTATGGAGAATACTAAGTTAGCAGTTATTAATGCTAACTTACCACAAGTACTCCAATATGTCGCTACATTAGAGATCAACATGATTGATCTTCTTCAAAGCTGTTATCAACAACCTATGGTTGATTTGATTGCAAGTAACTTTGGAGAGAATGTCAATATCTATAATGATTTCATGAGAGTTATTCTATCTAATGAAAACTTCTTACCTGAATATATTACTGAGATACGTCTTCGTATCCAAGGGTTAGGTTAATCATGGAAAAGAAAGAAATTACTATTACTAGAGATTTCACTAGACCTATATATAGACCTGGTGAAAAGATTGACGAATCAAATATGACAGAAGCTACAGCTTTTGATCATGATATATTTTTAGAAGAAGATGAGGAGAATTCTAATGACAACCGCTAAAGAAGACATTAAATTTGTAAAAAACTTAGCTAAAGATGCTGAGGGTTTAACTGAAACTGAAATCAATGAATTAGAAACTGTATCTGAAGAAGATATGGCTAAATTCCCTGAAGGTGAAACCATTCAACCAATCGCCCCAGAGACTATTCCTACTGTAGAAGAAATCGAAAAGATGGAAAAAGTAGAAGTATTACCTGAGGAGGATAAGGCTGAAGCCGACTTTCCCTCCAACGAAACAACAGTTGAGAGCGGACATGAAGGAAACGCTTCTAAAGTTAAAATCTCAAGCAGAGTTGTTAGCACCGATGGAAATTCCAAAGATGTCGAAAGTCCTATCGATAGTAAAGAATTGGAAGAAATCCTAAACAAATTTGATACTATTGATATTACTGTAGAAGATGTTAAAGCTCAACAAGCTGAGTCCGAAGACTTTAAAGATATTGAGTTATCTGATGAAGTATATCAAGATATTATCCATACATATGCTTCTCTTCAAAATGATCCACAATCTGATATCTTGATGATCTTAGGACCTCAAGCTAAACAAGAGCTTTTAGTTCAAGCTAATAAACTTGGTGTCAATACTAATGATGCTACAATCTATAAATTCTTCATCGAAGGTTTCATTCGTGAAATCTGCGGTAATGCATTCATGGATAAAGGTCGTGACTTTGTTAATGATGCTATTAAGAAAGTTAATGAACTTGAAGAAACTAAAGAAGTATCTAAATTATTAGAAGACTACATTGCAGAAACTTATGAAAATCGTATTACTGAAATGAATCGCATTATGGATTCTACAGATAATCAAGAAGTTCATGGGCATTGTATCAATGTATTGAATGCTAATAATGATGCTAAAGAATATGATTTCTTATATAAAGCATTGAATGATAAACCATCCTA